TCATCGTGATATTTGATTTCTGAATTTCTCACACGTACTTGGCAGTGGCGTCTACTACCTTGACCCCGCTGCCCAGTCCCACACGAGCTCCCAGATTTTGCACCCGCTGCTCCTGGATCCACTGCATGCCCAAGGGGGTGTGCGTGATGGCCGGCGCCGCAGTCTCGATGCGGTGCGCTGCAGCAGGTTGCAGCCTAGTCTTGGTGACGACCGTGCCACCTTTCTTGGAGCTCGTGGTAGTCATGGCAGAGTCATCGGCAGCGATGAAGAAGTCGGGGTCAAAGCGCTTGTAGTGGTAGCGCCACCAGGTACCGCTTTTATTGACCTTGAACTTCCTCCCGCCTGGGACGTATTTGGACTTGTACCAGTAGACGTTGTCCTCGGGGCTGTCGCTCTGCGTGTCCCCTGCGGAGCTCAGCACGAACGTCTCGAAGTTGAGGGTGCACTGCATCATGCACTTGTCGAACTGCTCAGCGGTCTTGAAACATACGTTGTAGTTGTTGTAAAGCTTTTCTCTGTAATGTGGGTTCTTCTCCCGGCTTAGCAGCACGAAGTCGATCTGCTGGCGCAAGCTGGGATGCAGGTCCATGCTGTACTGCATGGACAACACGAAGAAGATGAGCGCATGTCTCCCGTTCATGAAAATCCTGCGGATGTTGGCATCGCCCAAAATAGACTTCTTCTCCCACATGCAGTCGTCCACGAGAATGAAGATGGGTCTGGCCACCCCGCGCTCGACGTCGCGTTCCTGCTTGTCTACTATACGTCCAAGCACGTCCGAGTGGTACCCGTCGTAGATGAACGATGACGGTATGTGGTTCTCGTACTCTTTGATAGTGGCCTTGGAGCCGCAGAACACGACTCCGGTCCTGAACGAGTTACGCTTCTTGTGGAAGATGTCTATGATGTTCACGGTCTTGCCCGACTTTCGTCGACCGATACAGACGACAACCCCGCTGTCTGGCACCGTACTCCAGTCGAGCTCGGATATACGCATAGTAGTTACAAGTATGAAATGAGTTTTTATTTATATCTATTTCCTGACGGCTGACAATCCAGGACCAGCCGTCTTGAATTCGCAATTGTATTTCATATCAAAACGGGGAATCGTATCCCCTTTGAATAGTTTCATATACACCCCTTCACGCCTGGCCCTGGCGATGTACGCATGGCACAGAGACTCGTACTGGACTGCGCTCATGGTCTGCTTGCTATTGAACTTCTTGAACAGTGCAGTGAATTCAGTCATGATGGTCCGTGATTGCGATTGGCTGGTGCCGCCTGCTGCGACCAGCGCCCTGCGCACAGGGGCAGTCACCTGTATCACGTACGTCCCCTCTCTGGAGTAGAGCAGGTGGCACAGAGTGCCGAGGGCAGCCCCTTGGAGCACATTGACCAGGTCTGCCGGTGAGGGCAGGCCCATGGTGCATTCGTTTACCTTGCGGCATGTGGCTGGGTGCGTGTGCCAGTCCACCAGACCTCTTTGCAGGTCCACTGAGTTGAATGTACCGTTCTGCGTGGTAGACGGATAGACAATACCATCCGTGAAGTCTACAATGGAGTCACCCCCGTATTCCACCCCCTTGTTCATCACCATCGCTCGGATGCGTGCGTGGAACGCCGGGTGTACCGAAAACAACCTTTTACAGGCGGGGTTTGTTGCTACAGCGTGTGCATCAGTCATGAATGCTTCGATGACCAAGGCAAAGATATTAAAGAGCCAGAACGCTCATGGCGGAAGGCTTGAGGCTTGAGGCTTAAGCCTCAAACGTGTCCCCGACAGAGATGTCCGGGCGTACCATGGATTGGACCATGCCACCTACATTGGCTCCTGCGTCGAACGTAGCGGTGGCGACAACGGGAGCGGCACCCATCAACGACTGCCCCCGGTATAACACCGTGTATGCGGCCCATGCGGCGGCGACCAACAGTGCAATCTTAAGAGGGGTCCACCCCTCGTACTTAGGGGAACCATCGGAGTGATACAGTTGTGCGGGTCTGATTACATGCAGCGCTGCCCCGACGCCGACACCGAGAACTAGACTTTGGGTAAGAGGTTGATCGAATCCCATACTGATTTACTGTCATACAAGATAAAATTATTGTGTGTGCAGAAATATCCACGGCTTCTTAGAGTTTTTTTTTCTGTAGTTACAGAGTAAACCAATGGGCGCTACACACTCAAACGACCGATTGTTGACCATCGACCGCCACACACAGCCAATAATTACATCTAATGTGGATCCATTGACACAACGGGTATTGCCCGCTGTCAACCCCCTGGCAGAGGTGCCCCGACGCGTCCAGACTGGCCAGGTCACCTCCGTGAAATTCAACGTATCCACCGACCCGCGGGGGGACGTGGACCACCTGGTGGGCGCCTCCATGCCGTCGAGCAGCGCGGATCCCCGTGCGTTCGGGGCCCTCAGGGACAGACAGAACCTGGCAACCATGTTCGACAACGATCGCGTGTACCACATTCCCGAAGATAACACGTTCAAATAACTGCGTCATGGATTGGAATAAGTATGTAGTGTTACCGTAGGGAATCACGAGTATACAGTGATCTACTATGTCTGGCATAACCAACGAAGAGCTCAAGCAGATGGTGGGGGATATGATAAAACTGAACGGTCTCATGAAGACCAAGCAAGCGGAGGTCAAGAAGATCCGGGATGCGTACGCCACCATCAGCGGTAAAGTCAAGGAATACTCCAGGCAACAACAGCTGAAGTTCATAGACCTTGATGGTCACCAAGTGCATGTGTACAACCACATGCGCGAGCCGCCGCTCAACGAGGGGTACATCAACGACCGCCTCGGTGAGTTCTTCTCGGAGAACAAGTGTGGGTCGGGTGTGACAGCTGCCGCGGCGGCGGCGTACATCATCAAGAAGAAGAAGGAGAAGACAGGCGGCACGGACACATGGAGTATCACGCTGCGGGGCATCAAGCCCAAAGCCCGGAAGGCCAAGCGTTCACCAGACAGTGAGTGTCTCGTGGACGATGACCCATCAATGCTGCGAACGACTCAGCACACACCCAAGAAACAGAGGGTGCAGGCAGAGGATGCATCCGTGTCGGAGCACGCACGCGTGGTGCTGTAACACGATAGTCGAGTACATGCACTACAAGTAAAAAGTAAATCAATGTTACCCATAAATAAAGTTATAATTTATTACGAATTAGATTTCGATAGCCCTCTGGTCAACTTTCTAGTTCTCAAGGTCCAGGTCAAATGCGCCACGTTGCGATGGACCCCCCTCCGCCACCAGTGTGTCTGCATCGTGATCATCCCAGTGGCGCTTGTCTGTCCTCGAGAGCCAGGTGGATACCCAATCTTTTTTATCAGCTGCATCTATGAATGGTATATCATTAAAGTTTACTTTTCGTGCCATGAGTGCTCGTTTGATGTCAGGCAGGTTGGTCCCTCTGTCTTGCCCGAACTCCAATTGTTGCATGAATGCATCGAATCCACCCTCTTCGTCTTCATCATCGCCTTCTTCTACAATCCTCGGCCTCTTTTTCTTCTTCGGTGGATCCACAGCCAGTATTTCAATGTTCGGTGGACCCAGAGCCAGTATTTCAGTGTCCAATTCTTCGGTAGTCATCACGAGGACAAGTCGTTGATTGGTTCTAGCTACCCACTCGGCCAGTTTGTCTTTCGGTACCCAATCAGCATGATCTTTGACTTGTGGCGCTGCCTGCTCGTACTCCTGCGCGGCCACGGCCAGAGAGTGAATCTCCAACATCCACGCCTGTACGATGTCTCCCCGGTGCTTGCCCGCCCCGTCCAATACTTCATCGAGATATTGATCGGCATAACCCTCTGCATCCTCTTTGGACAGAACTGGCTGGTCCATCACAACATCACGGAGTGCTTGCAACGAAGCCAGCCTGACAGCATGCCCCCCGCTACCATTGAGCCATTTTTTGGCCCCACTAGTGTCCAGCATGCCGGGCAAGTGCACATGACGCAACGATTCCTTGGCAACCGATTCCTTGGCAGCTGGCTCTGCCACCACCCGTTTCATGGCATCTTTTCTCCGAATCCCATCACGAACCAGTTTCACCATATTGTCCACTACCTTGCGATTTGCGCCGCTGTCCACCAGCACGTCCTTCTTGCCCTTGTCCACAGCCTCCATCGCTTGCTTGGCGATGTCATCGGCGCCTTCCAGGATGTCTTGCAGCTGTTTGGACTGGAGCCCCCCCTGTATCACAAGGGCTTGGAGATCAGTCTCGATGGCGGTCTGGCGCACTCGCAACATGATCAGGTCCCTGATATCGGTGCTCGTGTCGTCCCGGCACCGGGCGAGGCGATTCTTGTTAGCAGTGTTTCGGAGCCTGGCCCTGGTCAGTCGCCGCTGCAGATCGTACACTGTGGGGACTGACTTGCTGATGAGGTTCTGCATCTCTACCACTGAACCCTCGTTCATGCTCACCATGAGACGTTGGGCGTAGTCAGACATAGCCCGCACGACTGCGCGTCTCTCCGAGTCCGTAAGCTTAGCGATCAAGCTATGCGGCAGCATCTGCGCAGTAGCCTGTTTCATCATGTCTTGGTTACGGTCCAGAGCTACTGCCTGGATGTGAGCGTCCAGTGCATCCACCGCCGCGGTTGGCGCCTTCTTCGCTACTGGCGCCTTCTTCGCTACTGGCGCCTTCTTCGCTACTGGCGCCTTCTTCGCTACTGGTGCCTTCTTCGCTACTGGCGCTTTATTCGCTACTGGCGCTTTGTTCGCTACTGGCGCTTTGTTCGCTACTGGCGCTTTGTTCGCTGCTGGTGCTCCCGCCTTCTTCTTTGTCCGTTTTCTTTTCGCTTTGGGTGGTGCAGCAGTTATCCGCACCCCGAACCTGCGGATTTGCTTGGAGCACTCGTTGACTGTGCCGATACGCTTGCCATTAGGGGGCTTCAGGCGCTGACCACAATATACCGTGTCCGTCGGCAGGCCAGTGGGAATAGACCCGGATGGCGCCTGGCCAAACTGCTCGAGGCCGTACTGCCGGATCTGTCCTAACTTTTCACATTCGGTCCTGGTGCCGGGTTTGTGTCCTTTTGGTGCTCTGCCTATTCCACAATAGGGCTTCGCGTTGTTCGCATTGTCAAGAGCCGACCAGAATAAAGGCGAGCCGCTCATTTGAAGCTAGTGCAAGATAATTATATGTGCGCCGGACTGATTGTATTTATAATGTCATCGTACCATGTAAGTCAACACACAGTACGCACAAATAATGACTGATGTGATGGAAGTGGTACATTCCCAGCCCGGGAGCAACATATGCAGCGCCCTGGCGCGAGTTCTAACCAGAAACAACCGTATTCGGCAGCACACCAAGCTTTGGTACACCACCCGGACCAGAATGATCACTGCGTCTGATATCGCTTCGGTGGTCGGGCTTAATCCGTACAATTCACAGAAACAAGTATTCAAGAAAAAGACGGGGCAAAGTAAACCATTCAAAGGGAACTTCGCCACGCGCAGAGGCAATCGACTCGAAGCGGTGGCGCTCGCGGCGTACGAGAAGAAGAGTGGCAATGTAGCCTGGCACGAGGATCTGGGGCTCATGCAGCACAAGGACTACCCTGTCATCGGAGGCAGTCCGGACGGGATCACACTGGATGGCATTCTGATCGAGATCAAGTGTCCCCTGACGCGCAAGATCATCCCAGGTACCGTTCCCGGCTACTACGGGCCGCAAATGCAGATCCTGATGGAGATCTTCGACTTAGAGACCGCCCACTTTGTGCAGTTCAAGCCAGCCACCAAAGTTGTTGCGGAGGTGCTGGACATCACGGTCGTGAAGCGTGACCGCGCACTGTTTGCGGCGTGGCTGCCGATATTACTTGACTTTATGGAGTCTGTGTTCGAGTTCTACAAGCAAGTGAATTTACCCGTTGGGACGCCGATGATCGACTGGGAGGCAGAGGACCGAGTCGCATTCGACAAGCTGGCCAAGGAGCAGGCGATTGGAATCGGTAAGGTCTGTGCATTTGTAGACGATGTATTCGTCGTGGAAGAATACACTGGGGTCGGTAATCCGGTAATTAGAACAGAGCACACGCTAAGCGACGCGGCGATGGCCAGTGCGCAGGCGATGCCACAGGCGCAAGAGACGATAGCGTTGCTGGTGAGTGACAGCGAGGACAGCAGCGCGTTCGTAGATCGCATCATAGAGGCGTTGCCGTCACATCTTCGAGGGGACAAGCGGAAGCGAGAGGAGGAGGATGAGGATGACAAAGAGTTCATCGACATCGAGGCAATCCAGGCTCGCATCAACGCTGCGCGTCGTCCTCTTCTTCATCCGTAGCAGATTCGAATTCCTCTACCTCGTCGGTGGGCTCCAGCAGCAAGTGTGCAAAGCGCGATGCCACCTCTGCGTCTGCAGCAGCGGTACGCACCGGACTCATGAAATCATGCACCAAGAGTCGACCACCGACTCGTCCGTGTGGTCCGCGGGGACTGTCTATGGTTGAGAGTCGAGCCACGCACGCACAGAAGGAACAGAAATCAGCTTTATCAAAGATCCAGGGCATTTCATGTGCCTGTAGATTGTCGTATATACACACGAGCTCGTCTTCGTGCTCTTCCAGCCATATTATTACATGTCGCGGTAATTGATGCACACGCTGGAGCGTTTCTCTCGAGTTGAACAGATTCATGGGATGCACGTGCGGCCTATATCAAGTAATTAACATAATAAAAAGACCAGTTATAACTTGTTTATTCGGTTAAATCGAAAGTTTCCCCGGCGGTTACAGGGGCAAGGGGGGCGGGGGCGCGTGGCGGACGCACGTAGCATTTTTTATACTGTTTCGTCACCGGATCATGTTTTAAGACGAATGTCCCGCCTCTAGGACCGTTGTGAGTAACGTTTGGGATCTTCGGCTTCTTTGTCGTGGGAATCATAGTGGATTTGCTCATCGGTGTACATCAATGTGTGAGATAAATAATACAGCCCAATCAACGCTACTATTACGAAATGAAAATCGGGATCCCATCGGCCACAACCGGCTTCGAGATTGCTTTACGGGATTTATCAATCGCTGATGATCGCCGCTGCATCAGATATGGTTGCATCACCCCCTTAGTCCATTGCTCAAATAGACCCACAGCCAATGTTAACACGAATGCAAAGATCAACAGCTTATGGATGGAGCCGAGGGGCGTAAACGGAATCAGTGCAAGAGTCACTATTTCGCCCCATCGCCGGTCGAGGTAAAAGGTCAGAGCTCTGATCAGAGCAGGGATTGCAAGTTCGAGGCACGTTAATAACATTTCTTGTTGTACGCTGACATTTTAAACGCGGCGCGACACAAATTTGGCCATGCCCACATTCGCATACACATCATCGGATGGATCGTGCTGCGGCGCGCGACTGAACACTGTAGTCGCCTCGGCGTGCTTAATAGGCACGCGACTGCCAGCTTCGCGTGGATCGATGCGCAATTTCGGGTCGGGGTCCACGGCAGGTGGCAGCGGCTTGCTTTTGGCTCTCGATTCAAATAACGCGGCCAGCCCCAGTAGAATGCAGATCGCGACCAGCAGCTCCACAGAGGCGCCGCTGGTGATTGTGTATACTATTACAAGGGCTATGATGATACGCGCTATGGCGTGGGCGTTTCTGACACGGGAGAGGTCCTTTGAAGGAAGTAAGTCGATTGGTTTTTGAAATAGATCGGTGATCCAGTCGCCAGTCATTATATTAATTATACAACACATATTTTTTTGTGCTGTGTATATCAAATGGGAATGTGTATTAATAACATTAAACACCAATTGATTTCGATTGATAGCCGATCACGCGATGCGGTACACGCTGCCAACGAATATAAGGTAAAGTTCGATCGCATCCGGAATGTCGTCAGCATCAAGCTCGTGAGTGCAATCATCCACAACACACTGGTGGACATCGACGCAACCAACAACACACTCGATTTTGATATAACTTACAATACGCCAGACGGGGCCTATGTGTCTGGCTACTCATACACCATCATTGTGCCGATCGGCGCATATTCCGGGATGGAATTGCAGGCCGCCATGCAGAGTGCCATCAACAACGTGACTGCGTTGATAACGGTCACATTTTCAGAGCGTGAAAATCGATTCTCATTCGCAGTCGATGCTCCACATGAGCTCAGGCTGCTCGGTGCCACTGGTGCCTCCCTGCCAGTGACCATGCTACCGGTCATTGGGTTCCCGCTGGCTGACATTAGCACACTGGGGACGATTGTCGCACCCATCCCCTCGCAGCTGAGAGTGTGCGAGGATTATCTACTTGTGCACCTTTCGACGAATAATGTCGAACTCGGTAACATGAGCACCAGTGACGGGATCGTCAATGCATTCGCAAAAATCACCACTGATTCATTCACAGATCAGTTTAACTTGGTGCAATCCGTGCCGCGGGTGTACTCGACTGATTCACCCCTGCCCAACTTGATGGACATCGGCGTGCGCATCGTACGACGGGACGGCAGCAAATATGACAACCGGCACAAGCCCAATTCATTCACATTGGACATTGCGTATTTGGGCTAGATGTGCGTCATGCACCCGAATAAAAATCTCTTTCATTACAACATGCACCAACAACATGCCCAA